TTTATTTGTAGAAACTGCCGAAGGTGAGAGATATAAATTACCATTTGCCAATTTATCAGGCGGGCGGGCTATGGTTGAACATGTGCGTCAGGGTGGTAAACCATATGATTTCCGTGGACAGCATATTGCTAATATAGTAAATGAGATGAATTTGTTGAGTCGTTTTCGCCGTGCCAGTCAGCATAAGATTTTTGAAGGCGATACGGCAGAATTGGTTACCGAAGCAAAAGTTTATCACGAGAAATTACAGCATAATCTCAGATCAATCAGTACCACAGCAGGTTACAAAAAGTACTTTGAGACGTGGGATCCTGCAGCAATCACAGATGAAGATGTAATCATCGAAGATCTGCGACACATGTTCGTAGAAACCAATATCGATAGCCGTATCGAAGATGCTTTACCATTACTGGCAAAATTAAAAAAACAGGATACTGATATGAAAGAAGCTAATATATTTGAAAGTTGGATCAATCTGCTGGCTGAGGGAACACAAGAATTACCTGATACTAAAGAAAAGCAAGCCAAATTAGTAGATTTACTGAGCAAAGAATTGCCAGTTGGGCCCGATGCCGCTAACGCAACTGGCGAATTATTTGACTTACTAAGCGATCATAAATTATTCGGTGAATTATATAAATTAGCGAAAGAAAATCCTGATGCCGATGCCCGCACTATCATCATCGACCGTTTAGAAGAATTAAAGGATAACCCTGACGTAGCGCAAGTCATCGGACAGTTGAAGGTTGGTGCTGATCATCAAGATCAAACTGAACCAGAACAACAAGTCGAAGAGCCCATTGACGCGGCTCTTAATGAAATCTCAGATGAGCTCAAGCAAAAATATCGCACTGCCGCCAATAAAGATATAGCAGATTTAGAACAAGATGTTGATAGTGAATACGGTGATATCGCACAGAGAATGATTGATCGCCGCAAGCGTGGAATAGAGTTAGCAGGTGACGAAGAAGAATTAAACGAATATAATATTAGGAATTTTGAAAAAGGTAACTATGTCAACGTAGAAGGATTTGGCAAAGGCGTGATTGTAGCCACTGATGTACGTAATGATTTTGGGACATCATCTAAGTTTCAAGGTATTACAGGTCCTAAGTATAAAGTTAAATGGGAAGGGTCTAACGGAGAAGCTGTTGTCCCGGCAGCAAAAATAAGATTTATATCAAGCATGACTCCAAAAGCACGAGAACTTAAAAAAGGTATTCCCTTTGCAGCAGAAGATCGTTCTGAGACAAGAGATGAAGAAACTGGTAAGGTTAAAAGTTGGCGCGATGACAGCGACTGGCATCCCATAAATCCCAACAAAGATCCTGAAGGAAAAATGTATAACTTAAGTGATCGAGCACGTCGTGAGACTGAAAAACTATCTATAAATGATGTAGACGAGGGAGAATTGGGGCGTATAGCTGGCACTATAGCAGGAACTGCCTTAGCGCCAGAAATACCTGGTAGCGGCGCCATTGGCGGAGCACTGGGCAGTGAACTGCAAGACAAAATGAGTGAAACTTCCGGCGGCGGCAATTGGCTAGAGGATACTGATAGCGAGATGGCAAATGAAAGTATAACTTTACAAGGTCAGTATGGACATTCTGGAAAAATGCAACCAGTAGTGCCGCATGACCAAGATATGGTCGATCGTTTGCGTGCCTTAGCAGGAATACGTTCAACAGACGTGCCTACTGAAACAGATAGTATGGATTTAATGAAAATGAGATCTTTGGCAGGAATTTTGATTCGTCCATAAATATAGAATATGGAATATAAAGATGATATTATATTCCATATAAGTAGTAAACACAGACCTAGATGTGTATAATTGCTAGGCAAGCACATAAAATCTATATATTTAGATAGGCAGCATATTTTAATTTAAAAGGAAGGCAACATATTATGGCATCTCTAGCAGAAATTCGATCAAGACTGGCAGCAGCAGAAAACAAACAAAGTGGCAATCAACAACAAGGCGATTCCGCCATCTATCCTCATTGGAATATTCCCGACAATTCAGCAGTAACATTGCGATTCCTCCCAGACGGTAATTCTAAAAACACATTCTTTTGGCAAGAGCGTGCTATGATACGCTTGCCATTTAATGGCATCAAAGGTGAACTAGAATCTAAGCCAGTACAAGTACGTATTCCTTGTATGGAAATGTGGAATGAGACTTGTCCAGTATTGACAGAAGTACGTACATGGTTTAAAGATAAATCTCTTGAAGAGATGGGTCGCAAGTATTGGAAAAAACGCGATTACATTTTCCAAGGTTTCGTACGTGACAATCCTTTGCAAGAAGACAAAGCTCCGGAAAATCCCATTCGCAGATTCATCATCGGACCCCAGATCTTTACATTGATTAAAGGCGCGCTGATGGATCCGGAGCTGGAAGAATTGCCAACTGATTATCTGCGTGGCTTAGATTTCCGTGTAAGCAAAGGCAGCAAAGGTGGCTTTGCTGATTACAGTGGTAGTAAATGGGCGCGTAAAGAGTCAGCACTTTCCGAAGCAGAGCAAGCAGCAATTGAACAGTATGGATTAGTTGATCTCAGTACTTTCTTGCCCAAGAAGCCCGGTGATGTCGAGTTGAAAGTCATCAAAGAAATGTTTGAGGCTAGTGTCGATGGACAGAGCTATGATGCCGAACGTTGGAGTGCTTACTTCCGACCCGCAGGTGTGGCTGCTCCTAGCGGTAATTCAGGTTCATCTTCCGCTGATGATAGTGACGTGCCCGTATCCAAGCCGGCTCCAGTTGCTAAACCTGCTGTAGTTTCAGACTTTGATGATGACGAAGAAGATATGCCAGTAGCGCAATCTCCTGTGAAAACTGCCGAACCAAAACAGAACGCACAAGACATCCTTGCGTTGATTCGTGCGCGTCAAAAGCAATAAGCAATTAGCCAAAATTGTAACACGATGTCCAACATCGTGTTACAATAATACACGTTAAAGAAAGGAATATATTATGGCTATGAAGCCTTTTGACATTAGCAAGTTCCGTCGCGACATCACAAAGTCAATTGACGGGCTTAGTGTTGGATTTAATGATCCAACTGATTGGATTAGTACAGGTAATTATGCTCTTAATTATTTGATCAGCGGATCCTTTACCCGTGGTATTCCGCTGGGAAAAGTTACGGTCTTCGCGGGAGAAAGTGGCTGTTTGCCTAAATCTGCGAAGGTGAATGTACGTTTAACTAAAAAATAACTTATATTTGCCCACTTTCCCCAGCGTTTATATAAATACTTTGTGTTAATATAAGGATAATATAAATGCTGGTAGAACAAGCAAAAAAATTTTTGAAACGCAAAGCTGTGAAAGAAATTTTAAAAGATAAAACATTAACTAATGAGCATGTTATTAGATTGAATAAATTATTTGCAAAATCAACATGTAAGGCACTTGAAAATATGCATGCTACAATAGCCTATTTCGTACTTTACGATCTCAACAATTATGAAGGAAGGTTGCGGAGACTAAAAGGAATAAACGGAACAAGCAATTATACTCAATTGATAAGATATGGCAAGCGGAATTTTCAATCCATAGTAGATCTTCAGAATAGAAAGCGAACAGCACACTTTAAGAACATTGATAGTTATTGGATAAATCTTGGATATACTAAAGAAGAGGCTGAAAAACAAGTATCGCACATTCAAGCTAAACGAAGCAATATTTCTGCCGAAAAAACAAGAGGCGTTAGTATATATTCTTGCAGGTCTTTAAGTTTTTGGATTAATCGGGGATTAACTGAGAGTCAGGCTAAAGAAAAAGTTAAGGAAATTCAATCTACGAATGGGTTAGACTTTTATGTGAAGAAATATGGCGAAGCGGAAGGTAGAGCAAGATATGATGTTCGAATAAAGCAATGGCTTAGTACCTTAAATAGTAAGACAGAAAAAGAAAAAGATTTGATCAACAAGAAAAAATCTCATAGCGTAAGCGGATTCATAGCCCGAGGTAATACTTTAGAAGACGCTTTAGCGAAAAATCAAGAATATCGTGACAGAATGCGAGCCAAACCTAATCAAACCTGGTCGATTATATCGCAAGATTTATTTACTAAGTTAGATTCAAAAATTCAAGGTACAACATACTATCAGACTAAAAATTACGAGTATCTAATATACGGATATCGAGTAGATTTCTTCCATAAAGAGTCTGGTACAGTTATAGAATTTTACGGCGATTTCTTTCACAGAAACCCACTTCTGTATGAAGCTGATTTTACTATGTGAAAAATGGAATACTGACAATTTTAGGGTAGATAAAATTAAAAAGTCAAAAAATGTAAGGCAATTGATAGTAGTTTGGGAAAGTGACTATAGACGTAATCCAACTATGGTTATAAACAATTTAGCGGATAATATATTAGGAAAATCAAATGATTGAAGAAAAACAAATAAGTGTAGGCGAGCTTAAAATTTTGTATGATTCTGGATTGTACAATATCGAATTGGATACTCCGGACGGCTATCAACCTATTGGGCAATGGTTTGATAAAGGATCTTTGCCAATGGTATTAGTAACGACTAAATCCCATTCTACTACTTGTGCCGAAAATCATATGATCCAACTAGAAGATGGAAAGTGGGTTTTGGCTGTAGAACTTTCGGTCGGTGATGTGATTATAACTGAGTCTGGTGCTGAACCAGTATTAGATATTAAATCATCTAAAAATGAAGAGTGTTATGACTTTGAAATTTTACATCCAAATCATAGATATTGGGGAGATGGAATTTCTAGTCACAATAGCGGCAAAAGTTATATTTGCGCAGGAAATATCGTTAAAAATGCTCAAGAGCAGGGCATTTACGTAGTTCTAATCGACACAGAAAATGCTCTTGATGAAACTTGGTTACATGCGCTAGGCGTGGATACTAGTGAAAGTAAATTGCTTAAATTAAGTATGGCTATGATCGACGATGTAGCAAAAACTATTTCTGCTTTTATGTCAGATTATAAGACATTAGCAGAAGGCGAACGTCCCAAGATATTGTTTGTTATCGATAGTCTAGGCATGCTACTTACTCCCACCGATGTCAATCAGTTTGATAGTGGTGATATGAAAGGTGACATGGGGCGTAAACCCAAAGCATTGACAGCATTGGTACGTAATTGTGTTAATATGTTTGGTAGTTACAATGTAGGGTTGGTTGCGACTAATCACACGTATGCTAGCCAAGATCCTTATAATCCAGATCCCAATATCAGTGGTGGGCAAGGTTTCGTATATGCTAGTAGTATTGTAGTAGCGATGAAAAAACTCAAGCTCAAGGAAGATGAAGATGGCAATAAAACTTCCACAGTAAATGGCATTCGCGCAGGTTGTAAGATAATGAAAACACGATATGCCAAACCTTTTGAAGACATTGAAGTGCGTATTCCTTACGATACTGGGATGAGTCCTTATTCAGGTATGTTTGATCTACTGGAAAAGAAAAATCTCATCGCTAAAGATGGCAATCGTTATACCTATGTTGATTTGAATGGTGAGATACATAAGTATTTCCGCAAAGAATGGAACCGTAACGAAAACGGCATTTTTGATCTAGTAATGCAAGAGTTTTCTCAAAAAACTCAAGTTAGTGTCCCTGTCGACGAAGCTGATGTTGATGGTATCGATGCTGCAGAATAATTTGTATAATTAATCTTGAAAACTGGTAAGTACTGAATATAGGAGATATAAACGGATGTCGGTAGATTTGTATTATGAAATTTGGAACGAATTAAAGCGTCATATCAACGTAGTTGATCGTCAAGAAGCTGCTGAGACTTTGGTTTCGGTATTGATCGATAATGATGTTGACGCAGATGATATCAAATCATCGTTTAAATCAGATACAGAAGTAAAGCGAGCTCTCACCAGTTACCTCAAAGATCATCCTGCTGATGCCAATGACGATGATTACGAAGATGATGAAGATGACGATTACGATGATTCGGATGAAGACGAAGAAGATTATTGATGTGGTATAGTCGTGTAACATCTGACTTAAGTCAGTTGCCAGAGTTTATCGGTTATTATGAAGGTGAACTCGAATCTGCCAAAAAGGAATGTAGGGTAGGCGGTGTTGTAGAAAAAAACATCACGGCTTTACCCGGCATCACTGAGCACAGATTTAATCAATTGCAAGAAGTCGAAGCAGTATTAAACTTTCTCAATATACAGTTGAGAAAAATACGACGTAAACATTTTCAGAAATACCTAGAAGGCTATGCTAGAGCATTGACATCCAGAGATGCGGAAAAATATGTCGACGGCGAAGCAGAAGTCATAGATATGGAAACCCTCATAAACGAAGTAGCATTGCTACGTAACAAGTATCTTGCCATCATGAAAGGTTTAGATAGTAAAAACTTTATGTTAGGCCATGTAGTTCGACTCCGCGCAGCAGGGATGGAAGATATTCAGGTATAATATGTTTAAAAATATAGAAGAATCGCATAAACACAGTTTAGAAACTTTAAATTTATTGTATGAGTATGATGACTTCATGCTGTCAATCAAGTCAGTTGCCGATCTCGGATGCGGAATAGGAAAAGATATCGAATGGTGGGCCACGCGTACCACTAGGGATGAGCGAGCCACGCCTTTAGATATCAAATGCCAGGGTATTGATATTTTAGATTCTCTTCCCGTTGCTCGACAATATAGTAATCTAACATATCAAAAAGTTGATTTTGAAGGCAAAATACAGCCTCTCGGCGATGAAAAGTTTGATATTTTGTGGTGTCATGATTCTTTTCAATATGCTGTAAATCCTATTCAAACATTAATAAAGTGGCGAGAGATAAGCTCGGCAGGTGCGATGTTAGCCATCATAGTGCCACAGACTACTAATATACACCAACGATATTTTGATTTCGCACAGCGTGATGGATGTTATCATCATTACACTATGGTCAGCCTCATTCATATGTTGGCACTTACAGGTTGGGATTGTCGTTCAGGATTCTTCAAAAAAACTCCCAGTGACAATTTTATACATGCCATAGTTTATAACAGTGAGCAAGAACCGCGAGATCCAAAGTCTACACGCTGGTATGATCTTGCTGACGCCGGATTATTACCTGATTCAGCTACGCAAATAGTTAATTCCATTGGGTTTTTACAGCAAAAAGAGTTATTTTTGCCCTGGTTAAACAAGAGTTTAAACTATATAGGTTGACTTTTGGGTTGGTTGAGTGTATTATATACACTTACACTAACGCACTGGAGCTATATAATGACATTAGTAGTTGCTCAAGAAACTGATGAAGAAATCATGGATCGTATTGAACAGCGATTTGATATTCTACAACAAATGACTCGTGCCACTATTTCAGGGGATGTACGCGCCATGATCGTAGTTGGTCCCCCAGGCGTGGGAAAAAGCTATGGCGTGGAATATGAATTAGAAAAATCAGGCATTTTTGATAAAATTGCCAGTAGACGCATCAAATATGAAATCATTAAAGGGGCGATGACTCCCATCGGATTGTATTGTACATTATATCGCATGAGCGATCCGCAAAATGTTTTGGTATTTGATGATTGTGATAGTGTATTTCAAGATGAGTTGGCACTGAACATTCTCAAGGCAGCATTAGATAGCGGTAAAAAACGTAAAATCTATTGGAACAGTGACAGTGCTATGTTACGTAGAGAAGGTGTTCCTGAAAGTTTTGACTTTAAAGGGTCAGTCATCTTTATTACTAATTTAAAGTTTGAAAATCTTAAATCTAAAAAGATGCTAGATCATCTTGAGGCATTACAATCGCGCTGTCACTTTTTAGATCTTACACTAGATACTGTACGTGATAAATTGATGCGCATTAAACAGATTTTTCGCCAGGGACAGTTGTTCAAAGACTATGAATTTGATGCTAGAGTTGGTGAAGAAATTATAGAGTTTATGAAGGAACATCAAGATCGGTTGCGTGAGATTAGTTTACGTATGGCATTGAAGCTGGCTGACTTAACTAAAGTCAGCGAAGGTAATTGGAAAATCTTAGCGATTTCTACATGTATGAAACATACTCGATGAGTTAAAATATAATAACTATTAAAGTAGCTCCTAGTCATTGATAATAGGTACAGATAATGTACCTATTTTTTTGACTATATATACACAATTATGTTAAACTGTTTATATGAAAAAGTGTATAATAGAAATCAAAGACGAAGTCAATTGCAAATTAGTTGGGCTAGAACCCGATGCCCGACGTGCTCTTGTAAACGCATTCAAATATGATGTTCCGGGGGCGAGATATCTGCCCGCCGTGAGATTGGGACGATGGGACGGAAAAGTCTCATTTTTTCAATTAGGCGGCAGTACTTTCTTAAATTTACTCCCTGATATCGTACCTATCTTAGACAAATTTAATTATGATATCGATTTAGATGATCAGCGTGATTATTCTACAGTTTATGAATTTACTAAGGTGACTGAGTCAACATTTAATCACCTTAATTGGGGCGAAGGGCATCCCGCAGCAGGTAAGCCAATCATTCTTCGTGACTACCAAGTAGACATCATCAATAATTTTTTGTCTAATCCTCAGTGTGTACAGGAGGTAGCAACTGGGGCTGGTAAATGTTTGTCAGGTGATACGTTATTATCTATAGATATAGATGAAAATACTCCTTTTGGTAAATTTATAGTAAATAAGTTACAACAGGGGCAGGGAAATGACGTTACAACAAATAATAGAAAATTATGAAAAGAAAAGTTGGTTAAGATTGTGTACCCTTAACGGTATTAGCAAGTGGGATTTAATAGACTATATAAATGAACCTGTTTATAGTAGTCGTTATTTTATGCGATCTGAGTTCAAAATCGCAACTAGAAATTGTCTGAAATGTGGAACTAGATTAAATCTCACTATGTATAAAGGAAATTTTATAGCTTGTACCAATTGTGATTGCGCGAACGATGGCACTCATTTAATGACAAAAGATAAATTAAATTGTATATTAACTGATGATCAAGCAACTAAGGCAATACAATCAGTTAATCGAGAAAAATGTAAAGGACTTAGTAATACTATAGAATATTGGTGTGATAAAGGATATACCATAGAGCAAGCGAAGGAAAAGGTATCTAGCATACAAAAAGAACGCTCAGCAAAATCTCCTGTTAGTAAGAAAGGAGTTCGTGGTTATTCAGTTAGAACGATTGAATATTGGATGAAAAAGGGATATACTTTCGAAGAGTCTGAATCTAAAATTAAACTAGTACAAACTACAAATGGATTAAAATTTTATATCAACAAGTACGGATCTGCCGGGGAAGAATTATTTAAAAAGCGCATCGAACAATGGCTAAATGCTCCAGGTAATAAAGCTATGACAGCTAACAGAAGTAAAAAATCTCAAGAATTATTTGAACATTTAGAAGTTGGATTGTATGGCCCTAATGAAAAAACAATACGCGGAAAACAAAAAGTGCATCGGGTTGATTATTTGCATAATAACAAAATTATAGAATACTATGGCGATTATTGGCATGGAAATCCTAAAATTTACAAACCCGAAGACATGATACGGAAAAAGAAAGTTAAAGATGTCTGGGATCACGATCAACGTAAAATACAAGATTTGAAAAATAATGGATATAGTGTACTGATAATTTGGGAGAATGACTACATTAACGACCCTGCTGCAATTATACAACAATGTAAGGATTTTATTAAGTGATATTAGATTTATCAATTGGAAAATTAGCAGAATATATTGAAGAGTTTACCAACACTAAGTTAGACGATAATGTAGAAATCTCTACCTCTGATTTAGATATATATGTCCCTGCTTTAGATAAAAAAGCAAAAGTTAATTGGTTTATTAAAAAATGTAATTTACCAATGGTCAAACTACATTTTAATAACGGGTATTCTATTAAAGTTGCCAAGAATCATATATTGCGTCAAAACGATAATGATATTTTTGTAAAATATCTAGATGTTGGGTCTACTGTAGATCATTTGTTGGGAAGCGTTACCATAACAAAAATAACTAACGAAGTTGACGAAGATTGTTTTGATGTTGGGATTGATGCTCCGCATTTATATTATGATGCCAACGGACTGATACATCATAATACCATCATGACCGCAGCATTAAGTCAGCGATGCGAAGCGCACGGACGCACTATAGTGATTGTCCCAAACAAATCTCTGGTTACACAAACTGAAAAGGATTATCGCGGATTGGGGTTAGATGTAGGCGTATTTTTTGGTGATAGAAAAGAGTTTGGTAAAACACATACCATATGTACTTGGCAAAGCCTTAATATTTTAATGAAAAATACTAAAAATGCTGTTGGTGACTATACTATACAAGATTTTTTAGAAGATGTTGTTTGTGTGATGGTTGATGAAGTACATATGGCTAAAGCTGATGCGTTAAAGACACTCTTAACTGGTGTGATGTCTAAAATACCAATTCGATGGGGCTTAACAGGCACAGTGCCTAAAGAAATTTCCGAAGCACAGGCACTGAATATAAGTCTTGGGCCAGTTATTAATCGACTATCTGCTAGCGAATTACAAGATCGAGGTGTATTAGCACAGTGTCACGTAAACATCGTACAATTAGTAGATCATGCTGATTTTCCCACATATCAAAATGAATTAAAATTTCTACTCGAAGACACGGATAGACTTAAGGTTATTGCAGATTTGGTGACAAAAGTAAATGCGACAGGAAATACCTTAGTCTTAGTAGATAGAGTAGCAGCAGGGCATGCATTAGTTGAAATGCTAGGAGAGAGGGCAGTCTTTGTCAGCGGTGCTACCAAAGGAACAGAACGTGATGAAGAA